TTTTAGATTTTCTTTAAAAGTCTTTAACTTCTCATGTTCAGTATTTCTGTTTTGTAACTGTTCGGTAGTTCTTTGAATTTCAGATTCCAAATTTTGGATCTGTCTTCTACACCCAGAAATCTTAATGTTGTTTTGAGAAATGCCATGCGTTAGTTTTGTAATCTCCTTAGATAGAGCAATGAATTGACGCTCTCGCTCTTCTTCCTCTTTAATTGCCTCCTCCAGTTCTTTATAACCAGATTGCAACTCTTTTGCTTTATTTTGAGCGTCCCTAATCCTATTTATTCTGAACTCTTCTTCAATCGACTGCGTGCATGTAGGGCATACCGAATTCTCATTGAAAAACTTATGTTCTTTGGTAATTGTTGTTACCTTTTGAGAAATCTTACCTTTCATGTTATTAAGTTTTTTCAACTTATCACCAACAGAAACCAAAGATTCTTGCTCTTTTGTATATTGTTCCAGATGAGTTTCTACAATAACATTAGCGTCAACATATTCGATAATTTCTTTGTCTAGATTGGCAATCTTTTCTTTATTGGCATTTATGTTGGCATTGCCACGATTCTCAAGTTCCTCAATAAAGTTTTCTTGCATCTCAACTTTATCCGCCAAAGAATCCTTCTTCAAATTAAGAAGTTTAATTTCATCTCTCGTAAACTTAATTCTATCTTTAATAATAGAATTCATAGAGGAAAACACTTTAATATCAAGAAGGTCCTCAATAACTTCTCTTCTGTTTGCAGCAGACAACTGCATAAAAGGAACAAAAGTGCTACTACCCAAAATCACAATTTGAGTAAATGATTTAAAGTTCATTTTAATAACACTTTGCTCCAACCACTTTTGTTGGTCCAAAGATGCTGCTGCTTGATCAAGCAACTTATCGTCTCGCCAGATCTCAAATACCGTAGGTTTTATTCCTCTAATAATTTTCCATTCAGTTTGACCAATCGTAAACTCAACTTCAACTACACATTCTTTTTCGTTTACAGAGTTTTTTAGTTGAGGTTTATTGATTTTTCTAAATGGTTTTCCGAAAAGAGAGAATGTAAGTGCATCAAGAACTGTGGACTTTCCAGATCCATTATTTCCAATGATAAGATTAGTTCCACTTTTTTGAAGATTTACTTCATTAAAGTTATTTCCAGTGCTTAAAAAATTACGCCAGCGAATCTTTTTGAAAGTTATCATTATCTTCAGGTGGAATTACAATATCATTTGGTGTTATTATAGTATAAAGGTATCCATACATTTCGCAGGTTTTTAAGATTAAATTATCTTCCATCTCAATTACATGTATCTCCGGATAACCAGATTCTTCTAGAAGAAGAGCAAACCTTGTGGCATCATCTTCTTCTTCAAAGATATAAAGTATCTTATCTCCATCTTCATCGGTTACTGAATATGCTCCTTCGTCTTCTCTTCCAGAGATAGTTAAAATAAACATGTTAAACCATTTCGCAAGACTCCTGATAGATTTCTTTAAGAATATTCTTTATCTTATTTCTATCAAGATTTATTTCTGAATCGTCAACATATTTATTGAGAATAGTCAGAGTATCTTCCGATTCATCCAACTCAAACTCACTAATCTCAGAAATATCAAAGTTCTCTACTATTTTTAATTCAGTTACATTTGATGCATACAGTTTGTCAATAAACTTATCAAATTTTGTTGGGTTATCTTTCTTTCTTACAATAACTTTTACAACTTTATTTTCATACTCTCTTGCATCAAAAGTTTGATAGTTGTCGTTGTTATAATAAATGTTGTAGAAAAGACGATTTGGATTATTGATGGGAGTATGTTCTAATGTTTCCGTATCAAAGATTGTAAATCCTCTTTCATCCTTTACATCACTCCAGAACATTTCATAAGGATTTCCTAGGTAGAATACTTTTCCATCAGTCGATCGAGTGTGATAGTGACCGCTAAAGACCTTGGAGAACTTCGCAAATAACTTGCTTTCCAAACCATGCTCCATGACGATTTGTTTATTAACTCTAAATCCTGCGAGTTCAAGGTGCCCCATCGCACACTTGCAAGTTGTCTTTTCAATAAGTTTGAAAGTTTTTTCCTCATTTTCTTGATTAATCCAGGGTAAAAGTAAAATGTCTAAACCACCAATATTGATTTCTGTTGGTTCACTATAAGTTTTAATGTTCTTATATTCTTTTAGCAAAAGATCTGGCGAATTAATCCTGTTACTATTTTTCAAAGCACAGTCATGATTCCCAGTAATTAAAGTTACATCATACTTTGAAAGTGGATCCAATACCACTCTCTTAGTCCATTCTAGACCAGAAAGATCAATAGATTTCCTAGAATCAAATGCGTCACCCATATGAATAACGGTATCAATCCCATACTGTTCCAGCGTTGGGAAAAACACGTCTTTATAGAACAACTCAAAATAATCTTGGAACACTTTAGAAGACTTTCTAGCGCACCAATGGGTATCAGTAATGATTGCAACCTTCATTAACTTCTCAATTTGCTGTGAACATTATCCTTAATTTGATTATAGTCGGAATAGTTCTCTCCGTCAATCATGCTTCCCTCAAAGACTTCACTATATCCACTCTTTTCCAGAATTTTATTCTTAATCTCAATCTGCTTCTTTTCCTTTTGAATCCTTCTCAAAAATGCGTAGTGAATAATTTGAGTGAAGTAGGCAAAAGGATTCTGAGATTTCTCTGGATTAAAGTTATGAATGTATTGGACACAATTCTCAATGCCATCACAAATCATGTCATCCTTAAACATATAGTTTACAAAGTTTGGTTTAAAGGATAAGTGAGTTGCAATCTTTAAAAAACATTCTCCAATGTAATTGGGGATTGGTGGTTTAGTATCCCATCTGGTTCCTCTGTCATCTTTGGTGGGTTCCCTACCATACTTCTTTATATAACTCACTTCCACATCATTACGATAATCAATAAGAGCACCTAAAAACTCTTTGTTGTTTACGTAGTGAATAGATCTTTTTCTCTTTGTCATTACATTTGTAGTGATCATTTATCTATCTATCATCGTATAAACATAATAACACCTTATTTAATATTTGGCAAGTTGACAAGTATTCAAATTACCAGTAGAATATCTTTGTCAGGGTTGATAGGGACATTAAAGCTTTAAGATTCTAAGAGTTACTCTTAAATATCTTTTCTAACATCTCCTTAGCTTCGCTAATAGATCCTATGTATCCCATCTTACGATTGATCTTAGATTCTACATTCTTAGTCTTTGTTGTCTGTCTAACATAAGACTTGTAAGCCATAATCATCTCTAAGTTATCAGTCTCAGATATTGTAATTATGTCATCAAGAGATACTATAAATGTATCATCACTTGCTGTCTTTAACCAAGGTTCTACTTTAAATCCAATTGATTTACTTCTTTCTTTAATTTCAGTTACAATCAGAGGATGAAGAAGTATCAAAAAAATACTATCTTCATCACATACTGATACCTTAGTAAACACCTCTTCTCCATTTTTAAATTTTATTGTTGCATAAAATTCTTCTTCAATTCCCATTTGATTGAATTTCCTTTCTTTTTTTCCACCATAATTTAATTGATTTACTTAGGTTATTCTTGTGCTCTTCACTTCTAGGAGATGACTTTCTATTTGGATATTTTATTCCTTTATGTCCTTCACTCATATTTTTTCTTGCTTGAGTAGTGTGTTTCCTCCCAAGTTTTGCATTTCTCATTTTCTCTTTGGTTTCATCAGAATGAAATTTTCCTTTCATAGCATTACCACCAACTCCACCTTCTGACTTATTGTGAAGAATGCCTGTGTTTAAATCTTTTCTGCCAAGAATATTAATCATATAAACTTCGTGTTTAAACGCATCCTCTTCTGTAAGATTTTGTTTTAGGAAAATCCTCCTATCTTTAGGTGGTGGATTAAATACTCTATTTGATTTTGAGTGAATGCGATTTCCTCTACCCTTACCAATATAGTAAGGTGTATTGTCTTCTCTCAAATATGCGTAAGTATAATAATCGTTCATTTTCTTACTTTAAATTGATTGGTATTATTTCGTAATTAAAATTTTCTTCGTTATATGTTTTAATTCTTTCTATAAAATGGTTGAGAGTCGTCTGCTACATCATATAAGACTGCCTTATTTTTATTTTTTGACTTTCTTAGAACTCTTCCAATACTTTGCAGATTTCTAATCCTAGATTTACTTGGAGATGAAAAAATTACATTATGTAGATTTCTTATATTTACACCTGTGCTCATTGTTCCATAAGAAGCAACAATCACAGCATTATTTTCTCTTTCAGTTATTTCTCTTACTTTCTCCCTTTCGTCAACACCAACTCCACCATGAATAAAGAAAACCTTTCTGTTTCCTGCATTATTATTTATCATGTCGTATAGAATCTTGCCATGAGTTTCTACTCTCGAAAAAAGAACCAAAGTATTTCCTTTCAGGTCTAAAACAAGATTTTTGATAAATTTATTTCTTCCTTCATTTCCAATTAAATATTGAACTTCATCTTCATAGGTTTCAAACTTTTTACTTCCATGCTTTAACAATAGACAAAAAATATCAAGAGTTGATATAATACCTTTCTCCATCAATTCAGATGTTCTAGTGACTTTATATGAAGGTCCAAACAATCCCTCAAGAACCCACTTATGAGTTTGAGTTCCATCAAGTGTTCCGGTAAATCCAAAACGATATTTTGTATTATGCAACTTGGACATAATATTAATTAATGACTTACTTTTAAAAAGGTGCGCCTCATCACCAATTACAACATCATAATTTTCAAAGAATGAACGATCTAATTTGTAAATGGATTGCCATGTAGTTACAGTGACTGGATGATTATTTTCCTTTTCTCTTCCTGCATAGATTTTATAACAATACTTATCAGCATCCCACCCATAATCATTGAAATCATTTACCATTTGTTCTACAAGACTTGTTGTAGGAACAACAATCAAAGTTCTTAGTCCCTTTGCTTCAAAATATCTGACAATAGAATAAATCATTAAAGATTTACCTGATGCAGTTGGACTGATCAGCAACTTTCTATTATATCTCAGAGCATCATATACACACTCAATCTGATAACTTCTTGGTGCAAATGAGCATATGGAATTCATATAATCCTTAACACCTTCTAAGGATATATGTTCATTAATCTCAAATGGAAGACCATAATACTTATTGTTTACAAATTCGTAAGTATAATTATGCAGTTTAATTTTTTCTATAACTTTGTCTAGGAGACCAACATAGATTTCTCCTGTATGTACAGACAATAGTCTAATAGTTCCATCCCAATGCTTATTTCTTCTCTGAGGCATGAATTTTGCATTAGGAACCTCAAAAGTAAAATACTCTTGCAGTTCATACAAAATATGAGGTTCACATTCTAACTTGATGTAAACCTCATTCTTCTTATGAATTTTAATATCAGTCACATAGGTTCATGCTGCTACAACTATATATCATCCCAATCCAGACTGGAATCTCATATACTCCAATGAATTCTTAATCTGATAACTCCTATTCTCAATCATTTTTATAATTCCCTCAAGATATTGCAATATGACATTATAATATTCTATCTTCATTGATATATTAGAAATGGAATTATCTCCTTCAATATATTTTTGTATCGTTTCTTTATCTCTAATCTTATATGGAAATGGATCCTCTGCATATAC